GAAGGTGGTGGACGGCCAGTACGCCGGCCGTCAGGTCTTCGACCGCCTCAACCTCCAGAACCAGAACCCGGTCGCCGCCGAGATCGCCTACAAGCGCCTGTCGGCCTACTGCCACGCCACCGGGGTCATCCAGGTCCAGGACTCCCAGCAGCTGCACGGTATCCCGCTGAAGGCCCGGGTCTCCGTCCGCACCGACTCGACCGGCCAGTACGACCCGTCGAACGAGATCAAGGCGGTCAAGCACATCAACGAGGAGACCGGTACCACGGCGGCCCCGGCGCAGCAGGGTTTCCAGCAGCCCCAGCAGGCGCCGCAACAGCAGTGGCAGCAGCCCCCGGCACAGCAGGCCCCGGCTCCGCAGCAGTTCCAGCAGCCGGCCCAGCAGCCCCAGTTCCAGCAGCCCGCTCCCCAGCAGGCCCCGGTGCAGGGCGGTGCCCAGACTCCCCCGTGGATGCAGGGCCAGCAGGCCCCGGCGCAGGCTACCCAGCCGGCCCCTCAGCAAGCCCCTCAGGCTGCCCCGGCTGCGGGTCCGACCCCGCCTTGGGCACAGGCTCGCCAGTAACAGGCGACTTTGGAACCCGCCTCACGGCGGGTTCCTTTTCATGGTCTGAGGGGCTCAGAGTGAGGCATAGGATCAAGGACCCCTTGCCCAGACCTCTATCATGTGACAGCTGCCGTAGTCGCTCCGTCAGCCTCGAGGAGAACTCCGTCCTGTACGGGGCGGCTATCGGCAACTGGCCTCTGATCTGGTTCTGTGGCCATTGCGGGGCATCAGTTGGTTGCCATCCCGGGACGGATATCCCACTCGGTAAGATGGCGGATCGAGCAACGAGACAGATGCGCAAAAAGGCGCACGAGGAGTTTGACCCTATCTGGAAACGCGGTAAAATCAATCGGGGCCAGGCATACCAGTGGTTGGCCGAACAGCTTGGGATCGAAGTGGGGGCTTGCCATATATCTTGGTTCGACGCGGCGACCTGCGAGCTGGTAATCAGAATCTGCCGGAAGGCAAGGAGAAAGAACAATGTACTTAACAACCGCCAGCGGCCGCGCCATTGACATCCAGCGGATAACCTCGGACGACGTCAGCATCCTGGACATCGCCCATAGCCTGAGCAACCTGTGCCGGTTTGCTGGCCACACGCGCGAGTTCTATTCGGTGGCCCAGCACAGCGTTCGGGTCGCCATGGCGCTCCCTCCGGAGCTCCGCTTGGCCGGGCTCCTCCATGACGCGACGGAGGCCTATGTGGTGGACCTCCCCCGCCCGATCAAGACCCTCCTCCCAGACTATAAGAAGCTGGAGGCTAGGGTCTGGGAGGCCATCTCCTTCCGGTTCGGTGTTGCCCGCTTCGAGCATCCACTGATCAAGGAGATGGACAACCGCGCCCTGCGGACGGAGTGGGAGGAGCTCATGCGGCACCCGCTGCCGATGGAGTTTAAGGGGCTCCAGCGACTCCAGCCCGAGGCCCCTCTGCCGCCGAAGGACGCCTACAAGCTATTCCTGTTGACCTTTGCCCAGCTTTCGGATACGACGCTGGCCCACCTGGAGGCGGCACACTGATGAGCTATACCCCTCGTATCGCGACCCAGACCCTCGCCACCATCGCCGCCCACCTGGAGCGGGACCAAGGCGCGGCCTTCCGTCGGCACCTTCGCCACCTCATGCCACAGGCTGAGGACGCCTACCGCGACGAGGAGGACGCTTTTCGCTCGCACCTCGGGGCCTCCCTGATCGGGCGCGAGTGTGCGCGGGAGCTATGGTACTCCTTCCGCTGGACCACCAAGCCCAGCTTCGAAGGCCGGATGATCCGGCTCTTCAACCGCGGGCACCTCGAGGAGCCCCGGATGGTGGCCCTCCTCCTGATGATCGGCTGCACCGTCTGGCAATTTGACGAGGAAGGCAACCAGTTCCGGATCAAGGGTCACAAGGGCCACTTCGGTGGCGGGATGGACGGTGTCATCCTCGGTATCCCGGAGATCCCGGACGAGCCGGTGCTCGGGGAGTTCAAGACCCACAACGACAAGTCCTTCCAGAAGCTGAAGGGGGACGGCGTCCGCGAGGCCAAGTTCGAGCACTACGTCCAGATGCAGATGTACATGGGCAAGAACGGGTTCCGCTGGGCGCTCTACATGGCGGTCAATAAGAATGATGACGAGCTCTACGCCGAGCTGGTTGCCTTCGACCAAGTGACCTATGACCGGTTCCTGGACCGCTCCGCCATGGTGATTGACGCCGTCGAACCACCGCCCCGGATCAACAACAGCCCGGGCTGGTACAAGTGCAAGTTCTGCGACTTCTCCCCGGTCTGCCACGGAGCCGCCATGCCTGAGAAAAACTGCCGGACCTGCCGCTGGTCTACTCCTGTTGATGGAGGGAAGTGGGTGTGTGAAAATCCGAAGGTAATCGAGGTTCTCAAAGAACAGGGGTACCACGATGACCAGTGGGAGCTGACCAAGGAGGCCCAGCTCCGCGGCTGCGACGACTACGAACTCCACCCTCTGATCAAGGCGAAGCAATAGAATGCAATTCCGCGACTACCAAGACTACGCGATCGAGTCCATCTTCCGCTACTTCGAAGAAGGCGGGGAAGGCAACCCGGTCGTCGCTATGCCTACCGGCACCGGTAAGTCTGTGGTCATTGGCGGTTTCCTTCAGCGGGCCTTCCAGCGCTACCCCGGCCAGCGGGTCATGAAGCTGACCCACGTCAAGGAGCTAATCGAGCAGAACTTCGAGAAGCTCCTGGCCATCTGGCCGACCGCCCCCGCCGGCATCTTCTCCGCGGGGCTTGGGCGCCGGGACGCCTACTGCCCGATTACCTACGCCGGGATCGCCACCGCTATCAAGGCGGTGGAGACCTTCGGTCATGTTGACCTCTTGCTGATTGACGAGTGCCATCTGGTTTCGCCGAAGGCGGATACCATGTATCAGGCATTCATCAACGGCCTCAAGAAGGTCAACCCCTACCTCAAGGTGATCGGGTTTACCGCTACACACTACCGGATGGGGCAAGGCCTTCTGATCGAGGAGGGCGGGCTCTTTACCGACGTCTGCGTCGACATGACGACCCTCGAGGCCTTCAATTGGTTCCTGGCCGAAGGCTACCTCTGCCCGCTGGTTCCGCGGCCCACCCGCACGGAGCTGGACGTGGAGGGGGTCAAGATCCAGCAGGGTGAGTACAACCTCAAGCAGCTGCAGGAGGCGGTGGACCGGGACGAGGTGACCCATGCCGCCCTGCTGGAAGCCCTCGAGATGGGGCATGACCGTCAGCACTGGCTGGTCTTCGCCTCCGGGGTGGAGCATGCCATCCACGTTGCCGCTATGCTGGAGAGCCTCGGGGTCTCCGCCACCTGCGTCCATTCCAAGATGAGTGACGGGGAGCGGGACCAACGGCTGGCGGACTACAAGGCTGGCAAGTACCGGGCCATGGTCAACAACGGCATTCTGACCACAGGCTTCGACTTCCCAGCCATCGACCTGATCGTCATGCTTCGCCCGACCCAGTCGCCGGGGCTGTGGGTCCAGATGCTCGGGCGGGGCACCCGTCCACTCTACGCCCCCGGCTTTGACCTGGAGACCACCGAGGGCCGGCTGGCCGCCATCATCAACAGCCCGAAGCGCAACTGCCTTGTGCTGGACTTCGCTGGCAATACCCGTCGCCTCGGCCCGATCAACGACCCGGTCATTCCGAAGCGCAAGGGCAAGGGCGGGGGCCAGGCCCCGGTCCGCATCTGCGAGAACTGCGGCATCTATTGCCATGCCAGCCTGACCCATTGTCCGGAGTGCGGCTTCGAGTTCCCGCGGTCCATCAAGTTCGGCTTCCACGCCGGGACCGAGGCGCTGATCCGGGACGGCCAGGAGTTCCCGCAGGTAGAGCTGTTCCGGGTGGACCGTGTGGTCTATAACGAACACCGCAAGGAGGGGCGCCCGCCCAGCATCCGGGCCAGCTACTACTGCGGGCTGCGGATGTTCGATGAATGGGTCTGCCTTGAGCATGAGGGCTTCGCCCGCAAGAAGGCCCGGGACTGGTGGCGTAACCGGGCCACTGATCCTCAACCGCCCGAGACCATCGCTGACGCCTTCCAGCGCCTTGGCGAACTCCGCACCCCGACCCACATCCGGGTCTGGATCAACAAGAAGCACCCTGAAATAATGAGTTATCAATATGCCGAAGATGACAGTCCCGCCGGACTACCTGGAGAACAGCTATGAATATGAAGCCACAACAGCACCAAGCCCAGCGGATTGAGTTCCAGGAGCAGATCATCCGCTCCCAGAACTGGACCACCTGCCTCAACTGCGAATACTGGGACAAAAAGGAGGAGCAGTGCACCACCTTCGCCGCCCGGCCCCCGCTCACCGTAGTGGTGGTGGGGTGCCCCGAGTGGTTAGGGGAGATCCCCTTCTGATCCCGTTTGCCTCTAAAAAGGCGCTTTTCGATTCGAACATTCAATCGATCCAAGGCGCTTAACCTGTTGCCTGCCAATCCGGGGTCCCCTATAATTCAATCATGGTCAGGGGGAATGGGTCCCTCGGATCATTAACCAGGACAGGAGCAACATCATGAAACTCTACACCGTTAAATCCTCCGCCCACCGCGCCGCCAAGCAGGCTGGCCTGACCAAGGATCAGTACGAGATCGTCGAGGTCGACGGCCAGTTCGGCTTCCAGCCGATCGAAGTGGCCGAAGAGCCGGTCCAGGAAGCCCCGGCCGAAGTGGAAGCCACCGAGGCGGACATCGCCGCCATGGAAAAGCAGGCGGATGAGCAGTTGGCCGAGCAGCTGAACGAAGAAGCCGCTCAGGCCATCGAGGCCCCGGCCAAGGGCAAGGCCAAGCCGGAGGTCAAGCACAAGTCCGACATCGAGCGCCCGACGAAGACCGTCTGGCACATCGCTGACGAGATGTCCGCCGCCAACCCGCAGGTCCGCCGCAAGGATGTGATCGCCGAGTGCGTGCGCCGTGGCATCGCCTTCTACACCGCCCGTACCCAGTACCAGCAGTGGCTGGCCACGAAGAACGGCACCGCCAAGTAACAGGAGGCCAACATGCGCGACCTCGTAACCCGGGGTCGCCATCCTGCCGACCCTACCGGGGAGGTGTATGGCGACACCCATTGGCCCCTACCGAACTACTATGACAGGGAACCCACCATGAACATTGCAATCAACCGGGAAACCATGACCTTCATCGGGCTTGGCGAGTATCGGGTGGTGTGGGCCAAAGCTCTCGACGAGGTTGCGCCCGAAGCCATCGTAATCGGGGAAGCTGCGTCCAGCCGGACGTATAGCAAGTTCACGGACATGGAGCTCAAGCTCCTGTACCGGAACACCACGGGGTTCCAGCACGAGGGCTTTGACTACAACGCTCTGCTCCAGTCCTGCAAGGTCCTAGGCCTCAAGCTGGAGCCCCTCCCCACCCCTCCGGGGCTGGTCCGGCTACCCAACCGGCCCACCCCGGAAACCCCGGCCCCCACGCCCCGTAAAGCCCCCGTGGCGAGGGCGGAAGGGGCCACCCCTACCCCAAGTGCCCGGCCCAAGCCCGGGACGGCTACCGGGCGTGTCTGGGATATCGCGGACGAGGTTGCTGCCGCGATGCCAGACGATGACCACAAGGCCCAGCGCGCGGAGATCGTCCGCCGCGCCGTGGCCGAGGGGATCAACCCGGCGACCGTCCAGGTCCAGTACGGCAAATGGAAGGGATCTAAAAACCAGGTGGCGGGGGCTTGACCTCGGCACCGGTGTAGGCTAAGATTCACGTCATGGGCTGGTGCACGTCGCAACGGCCCCTTAACCGGGCACAGCCCACCCTCTCATCCAGGAGAAATGCAATGAGCGAGAACCAGACCCCGGCCGCTGCGGCCACCAAGGACACCCAGAACGGCGTCACCCGTCCGAAGGCGGGCACCAAGACCGGCCGCATCTGGGAGATCGCGGACAGCCTGTCGGCACAGGAAGGCGCTCCGGTCGCCCGCAAGAAGGTCCTCGAGGCCGCCATGGCCGAGGACATCAACGCCGCCACCGCTGCGACCCAGTACGGCCGCTGGCGCAAGTACCACGGCCTCGGCGCCGAGCCGAAGGAAGCCGCCCCGGCCGCCGAGGGCGGTGAAGGCTCCGGCGAGCGGATAAGGATACTGTCCCGGCGTTGCGTAAGGAAGGATGAAGACGTGAGCACCGAAGCCGACGCCGAGTAACCTCGGCTGGTTGGTAAAGAAGGGCAGGTTCATCCTGCCCTTTCTTTTGCTCTAAAATCCCGTTGTGTACACGCCTGTTCAGGCCTATAATGGGGTGACCAACCACGAGGAGTACACACATGAACCAACCGCTGAACCAGCAGCCCATAGCCAAGCAGAGTCTGCATGAGCGCGGGCTCCTGGAACTCCATCACATGTTCGCGACGATTCAGGGCGAAGGCCCGTTCGCCGGGGTCCCCGCCGTCTTCGTCCGGCTGTTCGGCTGCAACCTGCAGTGCCCGATGTGCGATACGGATTACACCAGCAACCGCTCGCAGGTCATGCCGCACTTCATCCTGGACGCCGTCAAGGAGATGTCCAGCCCGTCCAAGCTGGTGGTGTTCAGCGGCGGTGAGCCCATGCGCCAGAACATCGCCCCGGCCGTCCGTCTCCTACTGGAGCACGGCTACCGAGTCCAGATCGAGACCAACGGGACCTTGTTCGTCCCAGACCTCCCCTACGACCAGATCACGGTCGTCTGCAGCCCGAAGGCCGGCAAGATCAACGCCGAGCTGGCTCCCCACATCACGGCGTTGAAGTACGTGCTCCACGCCAACAGCATTGACCCCGAAGACGGCCTGCCCCGCAAGGCGCTGGCGCACCCAGCGGCCCCACGTGTGGCCAGACCCCCCGTCGGGTTCAAAGGGACCGTTTACGTGCAGCCCATCGACGTGAACGACCCGATCGAGAATAACCGCCATCTGGACGCCGCCATCCGCAGCTGCTTGAAGTTCGGTTATACCCTGTGCCTGCAAACGCACAAAATCATCAACCTGGAGTAAAATCATCATGAGTGAGCAACAGTTGGAACTGTTCGAAGGGGAGCGCAAGCGCACCCGTTCCGAAGTGCCTGTCGCCATCGTTGTCCTGTCCGGCGGCCAGGATTCGACCACTTGCCTCTTCTGGGCTCGTCACTTGGGCTTCGAAGTGCATGCGGTGACCTTTGACTACAACCAGCGCCATGCGCGCGAGATCGAGGCGGCGGCCAAGGTGGCCAAGCTGGCTGGCGTCCTGTCCCACGAGATCATCACGATGGGGCCGGTGCTCAAGGGGACCTCCCCGCTGGTCTCGGACAACGCGCTGGAGCAGTACGCTGACCACAAGTCGCTGCCGGGCGGGCTCGAGAAGACCTTCGTCCCGATGCGCAACCAGATGTTCCTGACCATCGCGGCGAACCGGGCCTACATCCACAACGCCGAGGCGCTGGTGACCGGGGTCTGCGAGGAAGACTACGGCGGCTACCCGGATTGCCGATCGGCCTTCATCCATGCGCTGGCCCACGCCTGCAACCTCGGGACCTTTACCGGTGAAGACGGCGCCCCCGCCTCGCTGGCCATCCTGACCCCGCTGATGCGCCTGACCAAGAAGGCCACCGTGGACCTGGCCCTGACCCTGCCGGGTTGCTACGCCGCGCTGGCCTGGACCCACACCAGCTACGACGGGGCTTACCCGCCCGTGGGCCACGACCACGCCACCCTGCTCCGGGCCAAGGGCTTCGAAGAGGCCAATGTGCCGGACCCGCTGGTGCTGCGCGCCTTCACCGAGGGCCTCATGGACCTGCCGGACTCCCCGAACTATGCGCCGGAGGTGGTCGAGAAGTACCTCGAGCTGCTGGCCCTCGACAACTGGCTGGAGGTATAATCATGGCTGGCTACAAGGTTCACCGTTACCATGACATCTCCTGCGGGCACCGCGAGAGATGTCATGGTAACGGTGAACCTTGTAGCCAGCCATGATTATACCTCCAGCCAGTTGTCGAGGG